CAAGAAAAGTGGACTGTGAAAATAGTCTTATTGGTCCTTGCCGTAACATAACTTCTGACAATTTAGCAAGTGTTTTGTTGAATCGCTGTGTTTACACAATAAGCACAGGAAAACAACGAAATATGATGTTGGGTTTGTATGGTAAAGTTTTTGTTACTGTTGGACACGCATTTCCTGAGAGTGAAAACTCTTGGAAGATAACTGTTTATCGTGGGGACCAAGATTCGCCTGTTAAAGAGCGCTATGAATGTATTCTTACCAAGGAAAACATTTTGCGACGCGACGGTGATCTTGTTTACATACGACATGAGGCATTTCGTCCCACTCGAGACATCCGCAAATTCATCAAGAATTTTTATCCTGCTGGAAAAGGTCTTATGATTACTAAGCAACGAGAAATTGCTTCTATTATGAGATTTGTCCCAGTAAGAGATCAATATCCGGTTGGAGAAACTATGTATCATACCGACGTTCGTATTCTTACTTCTGAAGGGCGAACTTCTATTGGTACTTGTGGATCTCCAGCGGTTTGTACTCGACCTGACGGTAATTACATTTATGGAATTGTTGTCAGCACGCATAGTGACTTTGATAGTTGTAAACATGGTGTTAAGATGCTTGATACTGCAGTCATTGATTCTCTTCCTGAGGATTTCTCTGATACGGGAATGCACTTTGCTCCTTCGTGTGACTTTATCTCTACTCCTTTGCATGAATCTAGTCCACTGCGACACCACTCATTGGATACGAATTTAGTTCCTATTGGATCTATCTCAGCTCCTCGAAAGCACTTTAAGAGTGAAACCACACGGTCTATGATTTATCAAGATCTAGTGGCACATTTAGGAGAGATTCCTCAATATGGTGCTCCAAAGATGAAAGGTGGTTTTCATGAGGGGGTATATAAACATCCTATGATTCATGCCGCAGCAAAGCGAGGGAAGAACAAATCGATTCGAGACCCTGAGATCATGAAACAATGTGCTGATGCTGTTGAGAATGATCTTGCAAGTCAAATTGATTTGAAATCTATAACTTTGTTGTCACTAGATGATGCTGTTAATGGTATTCCTGGAAAGCGTTTTGTCGATAAGCTACCTCGTAATACATCTGCTGGTCTTGATTTAGTTGGGAAATAGTCTGCTCATATGACTGAACCTGATGGAAATCAGAGAGTGTCTTTGCTTCCACAAATTGTTGAAGCTATGGATGATTTAAAAGCCCGGTATATGAGATTTGAACGAGGTGGTGTTGTTTTCGATGGATGTTTGAAAGATGAAGCTCTGCCAGTATCCAAGATAGAAAGCTACAAGACCCGTTTCTTCACCTCCGTTTCGATGTATTTCATCATTTTGCAGAAGATGGTCTACGGACATCTTTGTGCTGCCTTGATGGAAAATAACATTGGAACTGGAATTGGAGCAGGTTTGAATTGTTATTCAGATTGGGAAGCTTTGTTTATCTTTTTGAATAAATTTGGGACTTTTGTCGACCGATGTATTGCTGGAGATTTCTCTGGCTTTGATTGTGAGATGTGTGCTATTCGTATGTTTC